GGGGGAAGGTTAAGGCAACAACGGCAACCTAAGCAAAAGGTGCCGCCATGCCTTGGCTTTCCACTGACCGCGAGGCCATCCGCCGCCACCTCGCCATCCCTGCCTCTGACATCCCGCTGGAGCACCTTGACGTGTTGATGAACGAGGCCTCCGCTGCCTCCATCACCACCAGTCAGACCGCCATCGGCAAGCTCAACACCCTTGAAGCCACCTTCGAGAGCAAGGCCTCGGAAGACCTCTGCCTGATCCGCGCCGACGTTCTCGAATGGCAGCCCGGCAACCCCACCGCCAAGCTCGCTGGCATCACCACGCAGCAGGCCTACTGGCGCGAGCAGCTCTCGCTCGCCATCGGCTACGACGGCAGGTTCTCCAATCTCTACAGCCGTCAAGCAGGGCAGGCTGAGCTGCTGCGCTCCTGATCGGCAACTTGAGCCAGACCGCTTTTGGAGCGACACCTTGGCTTTCATGTCCGCCATCGGTTACCGCCTGTGGATGGCGGATGCCGCGTCCGCTGATGCCGCCCATCCCAGCAGCAACTCCGGCTTGACTGAGATCTTGAATCTCACCAACGCTGGAATTGAATCCACTACCGAAACTCAAACAGTCACTGACTATTCGACTTCTGGTGGCTTTTCTAAGGCTGTGGCGACCTCGCAGAGCTACAGCATCCCGATGTCCATGAACTTGGACACCGTGGACGCTGGTTACAAGCTGCTGAAGGATGCCGCTCTCGATGCCCCCACCGGGCAATACGTGAAGTGGTATCGGGAATCGCCCGACCCTGGCGCCTCGGTCAACACCGTGGAGAAGCACGCCGGCATCGGCATCATCACCGACTTCTCCGAGTCGATTGAGGCCGGTGGTATCGCTACCGTGAGTTTTACGCTTCAGGGATATGGCAGCCTGTCCTATACCGAAGCAACCGCCCCTAGCCCCTGAGGTAGCTGATGGCTAGCCCGCTGGATGCCTACAGCAACGGGGAGTTGACCGTTCAGCTCCCTGCAGCGGGCACCGTCACGGATCCCTACACCGGGAACGTCACAGCCAACACCACGGCTGCGGCGTACCGGGTTTTTGTCAAAGAGATCGGCGCCACCATCGGCCAGAACTTTGCTGGCGTGGATGTTCGCACGTCACGCTTTGAGGGCTACGTCACCGATCCGCAGCTGCTGGATGACGACGTGCTGGAAGGGATGACCGGCACGCTGGAGATCGATGACGGCAGCACCTACAACGTCACGCTGGTGGCGGCTCGCAGCGCCTACGGACGCGGCGGCATCGGTGCGCTGTTGGAGGCCAACGTTGGCCATGTGGTGGTGCTGGATGCCGTGCGGCAGGAGTAGCCGTGAAGATCGAGATCAACGCAACCTTGATTGAGGATCGCCTTGAGCGTGCCTTTGAGCGCTACAGCCAGTTGCTAGAGGCGCAGTTCACCAAAGAGATCAGCACCAAGCAATTCACCTGGCCGAGCACCTACAAGACGACACGCGGCAGCTACAACCGCAAGGGCAAAGGCCGTGAGAGCGTCGGCAGCCCACGCGACATCGTGGATAGCGGAGCGTTGCGGCAAAGCATCGTGCGGACCAAGAGCGGACCGTTTAGCTACCGCTACACCTGGAACGTGGACTACTCGGTCTACGTGCTGCAGGGTTACCGCACCAAGGCCGGCAATCAGATGCCGCCGAGGGATTGGATCACGCCCGCATTGTTCCGGCTGCCAGCACTCACCACGCTGCAGAAGTTGGTGAAGTAGGGGCAACTTCTAGGCACAGCAAGGCGTAGGCGTGGCGGATTCGCTCGGACGGGCAACGTTTGATGTCCTGCTGGACACCACAGCCTTCCGCGCTGGCATCGAGCAAGTTCGGGGCCTAGCGGGCCGCGCTGGTCAGGCGATTGAGAAGGCCCTTGGCGGTGGTGCTAGTAAAGGCACACTGGCAGGCCTTGACCTGCGGATCACGAGCCTGCAGCAGGAGATAAGGCTCGTTGAGATCGGCAGCCAGAAATACAAGGAACTGCAAGCTGCGATCCGTGATGCCACTAACGAACGCAAGAAGGCAGAAGGTGGTCAGGCCGAGATCGGGGGTCTGGGCGCCCTCGGCGGTCAGCTGGGTCTGGCCATTGGTGCGGCAGGTGCCGCTTCAGTGGCCTTCAATCAGCTCAAAGACATTGATGCTGCCAATGCAGCTGTCCGCACGCTAGGCGTCAACTCGCAGCAACTCGGCACTGAACTACAGCGCGTCAGCAAGGAGCTGAACGCCAACATTAGCCAAGTAGAGCTAACCAAGGCCGCCTATGACGTGGCTTCGGCAGGCTTTACCAATGCAGCCGATGCGGCCAAGGTGCTCAAGGCCGCTGCTCAAGGTGCTGTGGGTGGCTTCTCCGACATCAACACCGTTGGCGATGCTGCCACCTCCGTTCTAAACGCTTACGGCTTGTCAGCGGACTTCGCCGCCAAGATCGTTGATGGATTCATTCAAACTCAGAACGATGGCAAGATCATTGTTTCTCAGTACGCCGATCAGATCGGTCGCGTTGCACCGATTGCTGCTGCGGCAGGCGTCAGCATTGATGAGCTAAACGCAGCAATCAGCACCGCCACGGCACAAGGTGTGCCCGTGGAATCCACCTTCGCTGGTCTGCGGCAAGCGCTAAGCTCCATTCTCAAGCCAACAGAAGAAGCACAACGGCTGGCGCAGCAGCTTGGCATTGACTTCAACGCACAAGCGCTAGAGGCGAAGGGTCTTGGGGCGTTCTTGCAGGATGTCGCTGTTAAGACGAAGGGCAGCGCTGCTTTGAATAACGAGCTGTTTGGAAGCCTTGAAGCGCTGACTGCGATTCAGCCGCTCGTTAATGATGGGCTGGTCAAGTACACGCAAAACCTAGAGCGTCAGCAGTCCAGCGAAGGCGCTGCTGCAAAAGCGACGGACATCAACAGCAAGACGATCAGCGGCGGCCTCAATCGCATTAACAACAGCGTCTCCAATCTGATCGTCAAAGGGGACCAGGCGTTTGGCCCGTTGGTTGGCGGGATGCTGGATTTGGCGGCTGCTGCCTTGAGCTTGGAGCCAGCCATTGCTGGCATTGCTGCAGCGTCTGCGGTGTTGGCAGGGCCTGCCTTGCTTGGTGCCATCAAGGGTCTAGTGGTGTCCACCATTGCTTGGGCGCGCAGCATTGCTGCGGCAGCCGCTGCTAAGACAACACTGATTAGTTTGAGCGGAGTGGGCTTAGCGCTTGTTGCTGCTGCTGTCGGCGCAGGCACCGCTGCCTATGTGGCGCTGAACTCTCAGATTGATGAGGCAGGCAAAGCCTCCGACGGAACGATTGACAAGGTGAAGGCGGTCGGTAAAGAAGGGAAGAAGTCCGCAGAAGCAGCAACAGCTGCCAGCGGCGCTGAAATTGACGCCAAGATCAAGGGTCTGAAAAAAGAAGAAGACGCCCGTAAGCGTGTTTTGGATGTTCGCAAGCAGGAGATTGACATTGCTCAGCAAATCAACAAAGCCCGCAACGATTCAGCCATTGATCGCAGCGGAACCATTAAGACCCTTCTAGATCAAGAGCTGTCCCAAGCGCAGAAGCTCGCCACGAACGATGCGCAAAGGCGAGCGTTAGAGCTGCAATACGGCCAAGCCAAGTTCAATCAAACCGTGGCTGAGTTTGACCTCAAAGCTCGTGCCTTGGTGTCAGAGCAGCAGGGCCAGCAGATCAGCTTGGAGCTGGAGCGGCAGAAGGCTGCTCTGGCTCAGCAGCGCTTGGAGAAAGAAGCCGAGCTGCAAGTGCTGCGTGCCAAAGAGGCAGCAAGCGGCGGCAACCCGCTCAAACAAGCAGAACTCAAAGCGGCGCAGGAAGCGCTCAACGTCATCCGCCAGCAAGGCACGGAGGAGCAGCGCCTCTCAGGTTTGCGCCTACAGGCACTTAATGCGCAGCAGGCCGCTCAACGCGACAGCCTCAGCCAGCAACGGCTGATCGCCCTGAATGCTCAGGCCGAGTTTGGCTCGGTGGAGCAGCAGGCCCAGCTGCAAGCCGATGTCAACGCCGAGCTGCGCAATCAGGCCGGCTACGCCAACGCCGCTGCAGTGTCTGCTCAGAACTTCAAGGCCCAGCTGCAAGGCGCTGCCGAGTCTCGCGGTGATCTGTCCACGGCCTTCCAAGCGCAGGTCAACACGGTGATCGACGGCAGTCAGCAGTTCTCCCAGATGAACAGCTTCCTCTCCACCATCGCCACCAACACCGCCAAGCAGCCTGTGGTCAACGTCACCGTCAACAACAGCGGCGCAAGGGGCAACTCAAGTGGTGCGGCGGTGAGCGGAACCTCAGGCTGAGATGAGCGTCACCATTAACGGCCTCACGATCACCAACCTGACGGCGCAGCCGCTGGGCTATGCCGCAGAAGATGTCAGCCTCGGCCTGGCGGCACGCAGCTGGACGGTGGCCGGCCTGCTGAACAGCACCCAGCTGGGGCAGTTCATCTCGATCTTTGAGACGTGGCTGGCGGCACGTCAGGCTGATCCTGACTCCATCGCCAGCAACAGCGTTGGCAGCACCGTTGGCCTGAGCTTCAGCGCGAACGGCCTGAGCGCTTCCGGTGTGGCCTGTTGGTTCACTGATGCGCCGACCATCGAGCAGGTCGGTGCTTATGTGCAGCTCACTGCCACCTTGGTGGATGCCAATCAGGCGCTCACCGTTGCCAAGAAGGCGCTGGAGAAAAGCAGCGCAGCCGACGATGCCTTGCTGCCGAACCTTGGCACGGTCAGTTTGGGCGGGGTGACGATCACGCTGCTAGAGCCGATGGATACGTTGGATGACCTCCCCACGCTGGAGCGCACCGCTGGTGGTTTTGCCTACATCCAAGGACCCCTGCGCTCATCAGCAGTGCGGCAGATCACAGGCACCGTGGCTAGCGAGGCCGATTGGATCACCCTGCGCAACTGGGTTGCCAGCACCGTGCAAAGCACACCTGCCGTTGGTGATTGGTGGCCCACCAGCGCACCAACCGCAAGCGTTGAAGCTCGCATTGTTGCTGGCCTGAAAACAAACCTCTACACCGTCACCTTGACCGTGGAGGAAGTCTGATGGTGTTGGACATCAGGGCAGAAGTCATCTGCAACCTTGGCCCGGTGATTTCCGGCAGTGTCAAAGATGACCATGTGCAAGGTCAAGGCTTGGTAATGACAACAGGCGATCTGGTGATTGCTGGTTTAATCACACCTGCCCATGGTGATCTGGTGGAGCTGTCCTATGTCACCCCTTACGGTGTAGCAGCACGCTTTCCTCGTGGACCGTTCTATGTGACGCAGGCGTTTGCTAACCCGCTGAGCAATCAGACGCAGCTGCAGATTGCCGACAAGTTGGCCTATGAGAAAGGGAAAGGGGGCGGCACGTTAAATACGGCCTTGGTGGAGGGCCTCAACGGACGTGAGCCCAAGATTCCAAGCGTTCTGAATTTGCGGGAAGCTGCAAATCTGATTTGCAACCGCATTGGCGTTACTGTCAACGACATCGGCAGCTGGACCCTCACGCAACAGGTTGACTATCTGGAGTCTGACGATTACATCGAAACGCTATCAGACATCCTTGCTAGTGCGACGCGCTTTGGCTATCTGGATTCCAATGGCGAGCTAGTTGCTGACTCCTACAAGGAGTTGTCCGATGGCGGCCCTGTTGTGGAGTTTGATCAGGTCTTAGACATTGATCTGAATCAAGGTGGCCTAGATTACACCGAGAACCCAACCGGCGAAGGCACGTCAACCGTGTGGAAAGGCGGAGCCAGCATCTCGCAAGCGACCTATGGAACTTTTGAAGCGACTTGGAACAGCAGTACAACAACAAATGAAACCACGCTGAAGATCAACGCAAAAGACGGCACGCAGACACAGTACCCAGTGCTGGAGGTTGTTACAACTACGGAGCACACATCAGAGCCAGACAATCGCGTTATTGAGCGCACAACAGAGACATCGACTGCACTGATCAAAGTCAACAGCCAGATCGTGCAGGATTTTGCCTCGGCTGGCATCGGTGGTGGACCGTCCGCCAGTCAGTTGGTGTCGAGCCGCAAGACTGACTACTACACCTACGAAGAGATCCCGCCGCCACCGCTATCAGAAGCAGAGCAGCAACAACTTGATCAGGAGATTGATGCAGCGCAGCAAGCGATTATTGACGCCAGCCCAACGTCCTCAAGCCCTTATCTGGGGACCTCTGGTCGCATTTTGCTGTTACCTGAGGTGCCGACCTATCGCGTCATCCGCGAGGAGAGCAGTGAGACGATGAGCTACGAGGAGGCGCTGGGTCGAATGGGGATTAAGGATTACACCAAGATTGCACCGATTCCAAGCGGAGAAGGTATTAAGCAGAGCATTGTTACGGACATTCTCTATAGCGACACGCAGGAGAAGCGTTTTGAGAAAACTTATGTGGCCTATGGTCTGACGCAGATGGGCACGCAAGCCATTGCGGCGGCTGCAGTCCGTCTGGCCAACGGTGCAAGCGTTCAACCGTTACTGGATCAGTTCTTCCCGCTGGTGCTGGAAGACGTGGTGATCAAAACCAGCGAGCTACCCAATGCGGCCACCTCATCCACGCCGTCATACCTCGATCAGTTCGCCTCCTACGACACGGTGATTCAGGGCACCTCGCAGATTCAAGTTGCGAGCACACCAGAGACGCGCACCAATAATTCCCTCTCGTTTTCGGTGCCGTACCTGCCCGACGACATCGTGGACGAAAACGGCACGGTGGTCAGCGGCAACGCTGATACTGCAGCTGCGGACTACGCAGAAGAGCAAAACCGCCTGCTGCTCGGTCATCGCCTCGGGATGCAGGTGACCACCAAGCTTGGTGTACTGCCCACCAGCCCGCTGAGCGCCTTTCATCTCACCAGTAACGGCATTACGGCCACCTACCGCACCAACGGCACTGCCTGGAGCTTTGACAGCAACAGCTGCATCGTCTCAACGGACGCTCTCTATTGGGGTGTGGAAGGGGAAGACATCAATGGCCCGCTCTGGACCCCTGTGGCACCAGGCACTACGGCGCTGCCGCTGCCGCCACCGGTGATTGACAACGGCCCGCAGCCACCGGTCAACAGCACCACCACCGTCAGCACCGCTGCCGGCAATGTGAGCGTGTCCAGCATCGTGGCATCGCTGGCCACTGCTGATCTGAGCAGCTACCAGAGCATCGTTGCCGATCTTTTTAGCTCACTGCCTACGGGTGAACCTGAGGTGTTTGAGATTGAGCTGCAGCCCACGGCTTTAGCGCTGCCGTTCAAGAAGATCAGCAATGTCGCGCTGGAAGTGCGGCTGCAGCTGGAGACCTTGCTGGTGCCCAATGGCATCAACCGCAGCATGGGCGATCTTGATCTGGAATGGCAGCTGCAACTAGGGGCCGTGCAGCAGCTCAGCAGTCAAGTGCGCCTGCAACTTGAAAGCGCCGAGCGCCAGCTGTTGGAAGAAAGCCTCAG